GGCCTAGAGGTCCGTTTCCGGACGGCCAGGCGCAGCGTCAACCCAGGCGTTGCACCCAGGTCGACCCGGGTAGCCAATTCTGGCTACTCGGGCTCGCGTCTTACGACGCACGGCTAGCGGCTCCCTACTAGGCCGACACGGAGGGGGGGATTCGAGCGTCCGCTTTTGGCGGATTTTCGTTTCCCCTTGCCCTGTGCCGACTGTTCGAAGTGCAGCTAAGTACTTCACCTCCGTCGCTATTGAGGCGGGATACGTCGACAAGGGGTCAGCCACAGCTTGAGTTTTAACTTCAAGCCATGACCAACCCCAAGTTTGCCTTTCCCATCTCACGAAGGGACAACTCATTGCCACGTCTTTGGGTACTGTGAAGCACCCATCGGCGTTCCCGTGGTAAGGCCTAACAAACCTTACTTCCGGGGGGCAAACCTGACGCAGGTAATCACGAACGGGTTCGAAGAACTCGAGCGCGATGTCGCTGCGAAGGGTAGAGTTGTGGAACTTATACAGGGCGACATTGCTGTCGAACCTGAAGTCCAAGTACGCAGGACGAACGTCCTGACCGCTGTACCAGTCTGTCCCACACGACTCCCGGAACTCACCTGTTATACAGGTTTTGTCCCGGTTAACCTTGAACCCGAGGTAGCGGAGAACTTCCACTACCAGAAGGGCCAAGGAACGTCGGACGATGATGTCGTCACCATAGACTCGGAAGTCTGCGGTTACTCCACTGGTCTTTGCTACAGCGTAGCAAAGGGCGGAGAACAACAACGTCTGAAGTGGGAAGCAGAAGCCATTGCCCATCGAAACAAACTTTTCGTAACGTCTCACGACGCCACGATATTTGTAACGATGCGACCTGGATCGATCTAGGAGATCGAACCAGGCAGACGGGAGAAGGGTCTTGACGATGCCCCAGGATATTGAATCCGAGGCTGAGCTGAGATCGATGGTCGCATAGGGGTCGGAACCCCCAAGCGAACCCTCACGGGCCATGAGCTGGTTAGGCTCCTGGCGGCGTAAGTCGATACCAGCTAGGTCACATAGGAGTGACCTAAGTTCTTCGTCAATTCCCTTCTGTAGCATCCCGTTTAGCAGTGGCTCAGACGCTATTGACCTGTGGGTCAAGTACGTCTTCGGTACAAAGCTAATGTTATTATGGTCTACCAACCGCACCTTCGCTGCCAAGCGATTCCGGAATTCTACCGGATCGAGCGACACAGGCCCGGCCGCCTCAAAATTGCTTAAGAGGAGGACACGGATCTGCTCATGTCGCCACAGCATTTCGGTGCAGTACGAGAGCGCGAGCGGGGTGACTGACCAAGTATCGGCAAGGAGTTTCCTGCCAAAGTTGGTTAGATCTCCAGACACCCCGACGTTTGCCCCCGGGCCCCAGTCGCACCGGTCATATATACGATCCATGTTCGGCTTGTCGCCGATCACAGACCGGATGTATCCCCTCATGATGGACAGTACGTCCCCATGCGGGAACCCGACTCCGTAACGGAGAAGGGCCGACCGTTGATTTACCCGTCGACATCTGTGCTCGGCGGCCTGGAACTTCTTCCAAGCCGCAGCTTCCGGGTCGAAACCCGGAAGCTCACTTTTGTCATAAGGGTATTTCTTGAGTAGTGCGACGACTTGCGAGTATACGTAGTGATCCACTACGCGAGTATGCATCTGCATCTCAAGCTCGCTAGCCAAGTTCACAAGGGAACGCCAATGCCGAGCGCGGGCCATACCGGCCATACGCTTGAACACGGCGTCCCCTGTGTACAACAGGGCACGGTCAGCCGTCATTGTGAGAACCTTCGCAAAGATTTCTCTTTGCGTCGGGACGTCGAAATTGACCATTGCGGTCCGCTTCGATTTACCCACAGGACGGCCCCTCAGAGCATCTTCTGCGGAACTGCCGCAAAGAGACGCACTAACTTGACACGCTCAGCCTTCAGAACCCTCTTCCAGGTATCAGCAGGACCGACTAGGCCCTGCCAGTACTCCAGGTAAAGGTTATAAAGGTCGCGATCGATCTCCCAGGCCCCATTTACCTTCTCATAGAGAGGTAAGTGGACAACCTCGGATACCTGACCGTCCTGTACGTACTCAATTCGTACAAGGAAGCGTTTCCGTGATGCGAGGCCGAAACACTTTGAAGCGACCAGCCAATCTACTTTCTCGAATGACCTGGGTAAGGTCAAACGGATTTGGGTTGGGAAGATCGCCCCCAGTTTGTTAGCCACACACACGCCGAACACGAGTTTGGAAGTCATACCGTTCTCCTACAAAGGTGGTTTACGTCTAAGATGCTACGAGGTAAGCAGCTATTTTAGGGCTGCTTGTCGTACGGAGTCCTACAACCGCATTCCTGCGGTAACACGAGAGTCAAACAGCTGGCACATACGACGAGCCAAGAGCCGTGACAGCCCTCATAACGGCGGAAAAGAAGTCTCCGCCCATGAGTGCAGCCAAGGCTAGGAACGCCGAGATGGTCCACTTGTTCAGAGGAATCTGGTACATTACCAGACTCACTGATTGACATCGTGCTTGTAGAACAAATCGTTGCCGTTGCTGGAGATAAGGAAATCGCCAGCATCGTCACGAATGCTATCAATCTGTGCCTGAGTCATCCCAACCGGGAGTGACGCAACGCATTCGACGATAGCGTCCACCCTCTGGCCCGAAGCCAGAGTGATGGTCCGTACGAACTTCGCGCTCGCACGAGCGACCCCAAGGAAGTCACCAGACGGCTTAGGCGCGGTCCGCTTCAGGTCAAGGTAATCCTTGTCCTGGAACGTATGCGCCGGCCCGAGGTGACGACCCGAATCAGGGGTCAGGTTGGTGTCGAAGGCATACGCCTTCGTATTGACCGTTACAGTCATCTATCTACCTTTTGTTTACAGTGAGTGAACAAATGAAGAGTTAGGTGGCCCGCATTAGACGATGCAACAGCTGGGTCGTGAGCGCGAACGCGTCCACGATCCTAGTCGGACTGACGAAGTCCGACTTCCAGTCATTTCTGACTGCGAGCTGAGGCGACCGAATTGACGGAACCCTCTTCAGACCAACCAAATGAATGGAGTGACCACCACTTGGATCCTGGATACGAGTATAGCCCGAGCCCCCCTTCCACGTAACGTTCGAAACGTTCACGTGATAGTTGAGCTCGATTTTATACCCGGTCCAGGTTGCACGCCGAATGACGGATGCCCTCGGGGTAATTGCGCGGATGTAAGAACCCGTGTTAAATACCCAGTCTGCTACGAAGCTCCAGGGAACAAGTTCCCAGGCTGCTGCGGGCAGATCTGCAAGGGACATACCATTCGCAGAGAGGAAACGTTCATACTCGTACAGGATTCCTGCACGAACACTGGCGTTCCATTCCCTGCTCACGGTATACTCAACATCGTAGAAGCCGCCTATGGCGTTCTTCGTCCATTGTTGAGATCCGGCGACCGTAGTCCCAGCCCGAGCGGTTTCCCGCCTGGTCTGGATTCTGCTTCCTGTCACTAGGGTCTGTTCGAGAAGGCGAAGAGCCGGCAAGATACCATAACGGTACTTTAGCCAGTTATTCGCCATCACCTGCGCCGGGACCGAGATCGGGAACCGTTTACCCTTCTTCAGGGCATAGCGGAGCTCTTTCTCGACCTGACGGCGTAGATTCCACTGTCGCACATCAAAGCTTTCAAGCGTTTGGCGTGCTTCAGCAGTCTCGACATACCCCTCCACATCGGGTCTTGCGACCCGTGCGGCTGCCTCGGTGCTCACTTCGCTTAGCGCGTCGTGAATATCGACATAGTGTTGAAAGGCATCAGGAGCGGTCCCATAGACGTGCGACCATTCGTAGTCGCGAATCGTAGAGCCACTTCCCGAGTTACGGCGGATAAAGATCCCGCTGTAAGCATGACGACGACGCTCGGTCCAGGACTCAAAGGGATTATTTACGATGTCACCACGCGCGATGCGTGTATGAAATCGGGGGGTGACCACATCTGTGGTCGTTTTGAATTCCCCCTCCCTTAAGGCAGCCTGATCTTCAGACGACACCACGTTCACACCACCGGCAAAGGTGGTCTGTTTGTGGACGTTTAAAGACTGGGTAAAGCCTCCCTGAGTTCTAGTCCGATACATTGCCATTGCCTCGCTTCGCTGGGCAGTTTCGTGGGAAGACGGGGTTGCGTGCAACCCCAGCCGGGGGCCCTTACG